TGGCGGAACATTCCAGCGGAGACAGCCGTTCAAAACTCACGGGGTCAAAGTTATTTTATACAGTCTTTTATGCAGCGTTCATATCGTAAATGTAACGTTAAACAGCGTAATATCAACGATGTATAAAAGTTTGCATAAACAATTCAAACGTAAATAATTCGAAATGCTTTTATATCAACGTTTGTTAGCGTTTTTGAATTTACGAAAATCTGTTAAATTGATATTCGATATTCATCGATATACATTCGTTTTGTAAATCCCCCAAGCGCCTATTTCGCATACCGTCAATCTGGCAATCGGAATTAGCGCACAATTTTTCGAACTCGGGTCGTATAATCTCGACCAACAATCGTACTCACATCGTTTTATCGTCATTTTACAGCCTGTGAGACGATTTAGTCAATCGGAGGTATTATCGTTAGGGCAAACGTTAAAACGCCTAAATCGACGGCTATGCCAACGCTAAATTAACGCAAAGAAAAACGGACAATCCCGAAGGACAATCCGTTAACAATTTCACTTATAAATTTATATCGATATACACTTCGTCTTGATGCTTACGCTCGATACCGATATAACGGAGTGTTTCCGCTTGACTAGCGTGATTAAGTATACGCATTAACAACGCTAAATCTGTACCGTTGTCGTACGCGAACTTTGCGAAGGTTTTCCGCATCGTATGACTGCCGACGTTATATTCGATGCCAGCACGTTTAGCTGCGTCTTTAATTATACGGTGAGCCTGCGTCGGTGTGATCGGCTTAACTTCGCCATTTTCGTCTGACTTGCGGCTTGGAAACAAATATCCGGATTCCGGCGCTAATTCGTCCAGAGCTTTACGGATTGAGTCGTTGATGTATATGTACTTCATTTTAGACGTTTTCTTTTCGCGTAAGATAAGGCGTTCGCCGTCGAAGTCCTCGCGCTTTAATTTGACAATATCACTAATACGTAAGCTCGAATTAATGCCGATGATGAACATTAGCAAGTCGCGTCCATGTAGCGAGGCTTTCATTGCATCAATATCGGATTTAGTTTTTAACGGATATACTTCGCTCATAATATCGTCTCCTTTGGCGGTATTAATCGAATATACCGCAATCACGTTTTCTTACATTCATCATAGCTAAAAATTAACGCAAAGTCAACGCTAAATATACATATGAAAAATTCTAACGGAAAGGAGACGATTTTATTGGCGTACATTAACGGAAATTGGATAGATAGAGAAGCGCGAGAGAAGCGTATTGACTTGGTAACGGAAACGCTGCGGAAATTAGCGACTGTTATTAAGGCCGGAAAAGGCACGGAATATCATATCGAGCAACTGCGGACGTACAAGGCTGAATTATCGAAGCTAAAGCGTGTTCATCGCGCAGAGGTAGACGTTGCTTACTTCGAGTATGAGTATTTATCGGACGGAGCTAATCCGGAAAATGAAGATAATACGATTATGAATGCGGAAGATGGCACGCCTCACGATCCAATCGAGTTAATGGCGCCTATACACCGGGAGTTCTTCGACCTGTGCGACCACGTGAACGAAGTAGAGCGAAATGCACGTTTAGCAATAGCTGCAGCGCGTGGCCACTCGAAATCCGGTAAGTTTTCGAACGCCTTTCCACTGCATCAAACGGTATTCCGACGCAGAAAGTACATTCTAATTATCTCGGAAACGGACAGCTTATCGAAAAAGTTAATCGGGTGGACGAATAAGCAGCTTAAATTTAACGAAAAGTTGCGAGAGGACTTCGGACCATTGCTTGACGTACGTAATCAGCAAAACGAAAAGGATAACGAAGAAGCGTTCATCACAGCTACCAATACGTTAATCGAGGCGTCATCTGCCGGAAAGCAACTACGTGGTAAACGACACGGTTCACATCGTCCCGACCTCGTAATTATCGACGATCCTTCATCTATGAACAACGAAGGAACGAAAGAGGCGCGAGAAAAGCTAGTTCACTGGATGAACTCCGTTGTAATTCCGATTGGAAGTAAATCAACAGCGATTATATTAGTCGGAACAATGGTCAGTGCTACAGGGCTTTTAAATCACGTACTTAAACGTAAGGACTTCAAAGCATCGTTTCATGGCGCAGTCATTTCCGAGCCAGATAACCCGAAGTTATGGGAGCAATACTGCGAAATATACGCACGTTCCGAGGACATGGACGAACCAAACGCATTTTACGAAGAAAACAAAGAAGCGTTAGAAAGAGGCGTAGAACTTGCGTGGTCTTGGCGTTGGACATATCGAGCGCTTATGCACGAAAAAGTAAATATGGGCACACGCGCATACAATTCGGAGTATCGAAATCTTGCTTTCAGTGAGGACGAGCAATTCTTCTTCCCGGACAACTACGCGAAGTATCACTTTTTATACGAAAACGGAGAAACATACGTCATACACGACGGAAATAAAATCAGCGTTCGCGAGTTGTTTATAGTAGGTGCGTGGGATATAGCAATGGGCAAGTCGAAACGATCGGACTATAACTCGCTTATTATCGTCGGAAAGTACGCAAAGACAGGACATATTTTCGTACTAGACGAATACGCAACGAAGGAACCTCCGCATAAATTTATGGACGTTATACTCGAAAAAATAGCGCAGTGGCGCATACGTACAATGAACGTAGAGACAATCAACGCTTATCACGAATTTTATCGACAGTTACAGGAAAAAGCGAGATATCTCGGACTTAACTACTGCCATATTAACGATGTTAAGTCGCACAAGTCATCGAAGGAGCAACGCATTGAGTCGCTGGAACCGATTCTGCAGAATAAGACACTCGTACTAAACGATAGACACACGATACTGCTCGACCAAATGGCGCAATATCCGTTTTCTGACCACGACGACTCGTTAGACGCCTGTCAGCTCGCAGTAGATAACATTTCAAGACCGGTAGCACGCGTTGTAGCAAAGCCCGCGTACTTATAATACGAAAGGAGTAATGTGGAGTGGCGAATCCTAGACGAATGAAAGCACTAGAAGCGAAATTAACCGCGCAACAACGTAAGGCAGCGTACCTAGTCGTAGAAAACGAGCTTCTGCCGACAAAAGAAAGACGCACAAAAGAGGAGATTGCAACGGAAGTAGGCGTTACTTATAAAACGATATGGTCGTGGTCGACACGTAACCGAGATTTCATCGAATATAAAAACGCAATAGCAGACGATTTCCTCGAGACTGAACGAGAAGCAGTCTATTCGAACTTAATGCAGCTAATTAAATCTCCGCAACCATCGGTAAAAGCGATCGACTTATACTTACGACGATTCGGACTACTAACAGAGAAGCAAGTTGTCACAACGGAGAATGGCGAAGGTGCTCGTACAGATGCAGATTTAGAACGAGAGTTAGGCGAATTAGACGAATTATTAAAGGACGATGATTGAAACGAGGTGAAATAGTTGGGGATTTTGAGCAAATTAGGACGCAAAACCGACGCAGAAATGAACGAAGTCGGCACCGTCACATATACGTACGACACGTTTAAGCCAGGCGAACAATTTCCACCAGCTAACGCTATTGAGCGTATTGCAAAGGATCGACGAATGAAGAAGCTGTATGAAGGCAAGCAAGCAGAACTATACGATCGTGCGACAGCATTGCTAAAAGATACACCTCATGCTGCGCAATTAGAAAAGCTTTATATCGCAGTGAATATCGCAGACATCATCTGTACAAAACCTGCGGACCTTCTCGTAGGTGAACCGCCAATCTTCGATAGCGGACTAGCGGACGATACAGAACAGCAAGTGGCGATTAATTCCTATGTTGAGGAAAACGACTTAGTAAAACTCATTCACGAATCTGCGCTTGCAAACGGTTATCGAGGCAATTCATGGATTAAGGTTCGATATGATTACCGTCAAGACTACAGCGCACTTACGTCGAGAGGATGGCCAATTCCGGAAGATGCCGAAATGGAGCCGATTATCGAGCACGTAGCTGCAGACTGTGTATTTCCGCAAACAAGCAACGGTAATGTTAAGAGTTTCAAGTCCGTTGTAATTGCGTCTGTTGAGTGGGTAGTTTCGCAAAAGGAAGATATTCCGTATTTAAACGTTGAACATCATTTACCTGGATACATCATAAACGAACGATATAGACTCACAACTTACGAGGGCGGAGTAAATACAAAGTACGGATATGAAGTACAACTTTTTAAAATCGCAGAAAAAGTCGGAGAGAGCGAAATTGTAGAAACTGGCGTTCCTCATTTACTCGTTCATCATATCCCATATAAATCAACGGACGATCAATGGGAAGGAAAAGGGACGTTAGAGTCGTTAGAGACAATATTAATTGCGATTAATGATAGATTGGCGCAAATAGATTACGTTTTGTGGAAGCATGTTGACCCGACGGCATATGGGCCTAAGCTCGACGGCACTAATGCGAGACTATCCGGCACTTATATCGAAGTAACTAAGGATGATGTAGCACCAGGATATATGACGTGGGACAGCCAATTAACTGGCGCATTTAAAGAACTCGAAACGTTAATCGGAATGGCATTCCAAATCGCGGAAACTCCGCAATGGCTATTCGGCACTGTACTCGGCGACCAAAATTCCGGCGGAACAGGAACGTCACATACCGATGGCGCAGCAATTAAAGCTCGCTTCATGCCTATCTTAACGAAGGTTGCACGAATCCGAACGCATTACGACCGAGCTTTACGCGACGCTTTATATAACTGCCAACTTATCGATATTGCTCACGGAGATAAAACGTTTGAGCCGGTATATCCAGTAATTCAGTGGCAAGACGGACTACCGCATAACGAAAAAGAGCAAGCGGAAATTATGGCGATACGTACCGGAAATAAGCCAACGATTGACCAAGCAACAGCAATCAAACGCATGGACGGACTAGACGATATTCAAGCAGCCGAAATATTGACGCGAATTGAAGGTGACACAGAGCGAGAAGTTGGTACTGTAGATGCTTCGATATTCAATAAAGGGGCTGACGAATAATGCGAGAAGCTCCGCAACCAAACTACGATTACGACGTAAAGAAAGTTGTCAAAGCGTACGAACGTGCGCTAAAAGACGTGCAGCGAGAGCTTAACGACTTATTTCTTACGGATTTCGAGCGCGCACAGCTAATCGCTACGGAAAGAAACGTACGTAACATATTATCCGACATGACTAAATATAGTGATGAATGGGCTTCCGTCGCCGTGTCTAAATCAGCAACCGAAGGCATCGCATCGACGATTTATTCGTTAGGTCTTGCGCCAACATACGAAGAAGCCTTAAAAATCGCACGATTCAATACGGTAAACAAACGCCTTGTAGCCGCAGCAATAGCCGATACACAGGCGGACTTACTCGCTATTACGCAGAATATTGAACGCCAAGCTAAGTTAGCTATTCGTAAAGCGACCGCAGAGGCTATGCGCCATACACTTACACGCGGAAATAACGCAACACAAGATATTGCGAAAGAAATCCGTCAGCGAATCGTTCAAGCGACAGATGCTGCGATTATTGACGCTAGAGGCAATCGATGGAAAGTCGGAAATTATGCAGACGTTGTAGCACGCACAAATATGATGAATGCGCACCGTGAGGCGAGTATAAACGAAGCACTTTCGGAAGGCTCGCTATATGGCCGAATAAGTCGACATGGTGCTACGGATGCGTGTCGTCAATACGAAGGTAAAATAGTTAAGCTAGTTGCAGATGCCGACGGAGATTATCCGTATATTGGCGATATACCGCGAAGCAAACTATTTCATCCTCGCTGTAAGCATTTAGTGACGCCATTACGTGATCCATCGAAGTACAACGAGTAATAACCAGGCGCTTGTCTTACGAAATGACGTTATAAACTTTCGGGAATTTATAAGCGCAACAAATAATAGTCGAACGGACTTTAATCGGAGGTAATACGATGAATAAACAATTTAATTTGCACAACGCGTTTTTACCGCTAAACTTACAATTCTTCGCTGCAGAAGGCGAGACTGAAACGCCCGAGACGAATCTAGACGGACAATCATCTGCAGAAACGCAAGTCGAATCGTCTGACAGCGCAGATAAACCGCAAGAAAAGATGCTAACGCAAGCAGAGTTTGAGGAAGCTTTAAAAAAGCGCTTGGAACGCGAGCGCAAGAAATTCGCTGATTACGACGAGTTAAAAGCAAGGGCTGACGAGTATGCTGCAGAACTTGAAGCGAAACGTCAAGCCGAATTATCCGAAACGGAACGAGCGCAGGAGATTGCGAAACAATTCGAGGAAGAAAAGAACGCACTAACGGCTCAACTCGAAGCCTTACGCAAGCAATCCGAACAAGAACGCATCCGTAATGAATTTACGAAGGTAGCATCAAGCGCAAACATCGAATACATTGACGACGCTATTGCTCTCGCAGACTTATCCGCGGTAAGTATCGACGAGGACGGAAAAGTTGTCGGAATGGACGACGTTGTTAAAGCGCTTGTTGAAAATAAACCGTTCCTGGTGGCGAAGAAACAAAAGCAACCCATCGGAACTGCTACAAATGGAGGCGGACAACAATATCATGATAAGCCGGCCGAACAAATCTTAGAAGAACTTCGAAATAAGGCACGTAAGAGTGGCCGCATTGAGGATCGCGTAGCTTACGATAAAGCACGCAAACAATATGGTAAGTAGTCGTTAACGTAAAGTTGACGGCTTTTTATATTGCGGAAAATCCGCACAACAATACAAATACACGGAGGTTTTACCTTTATGAAAACAAACGAATTTAAAGCATTTTTACCCCTAGATATTCAATTTTTCGCAGGAATTGATTCTACGTTAATCGTAGGTAAGCGCGAGGACGTAACGGAAAACTTATTACTTTTATCGCCGCAAGAAGCTCCAATGCTTGATCTTGTAGGTTTCGGCGAGTCGACTACACAAGATGAAATCGTATGGTTCGAAGATGAAACTTACGCGACTAAAACGACTGCATCGGTTGAGGCGTTGGCAGCAGCGACTACTTTAACGGTAGCTGACGGTTCAATTTTCGAAGCTAATACAGTAGTAAAAGCTGGCGAAGAATTATTAAAGGTTACTGCGGTAAACGGTAACGACTTAACTGTAGAGCGTGGTTACGCGGGTACAACTGCAGCAACTATCGCCTCTGGAGATAAAGTCGAATTCCAATTCGTAGAAGGTGTGGAAGGCGCTGACGCTCGTAAAGCGCGATTCAAAAAACGTACGCGCCACACAAATGTAACACAAATCTTCGATGGTACTATCACGATTACGGGTACAGCGGCAGCGGTATCACAGCACGGTATCGACGACTTATATGCTTACGAGAAAGCGAAGAAAGAAAAAGAGTTAGCGCTTCAATTAGAAAAAGCAGTAATTAACGGTGTTCGATATACGTCACCAAACGGCTTAGTACGTCAAATGGGCGGTATTCGCCAGTTCATTAAGACGAACGTACTAAACGGCGCAAGCGCAGCAGTAAATACGGAAATCTTAAACGACGCATTCCAAGCAATCGCGGAAGCTACAGGGCAAAACGTGGGCGCTGGATACAAAATCATCGTATCTCCAAAACAAAAACGCGCTATTTCTCGTATGGATGCTGACAAAATTAATTTAACTCGACAAGATAACGGTCGCGGTCAAGTAGTAGATTACTTCGTTGGTGACTTCGGTGAGTCTGAAATCGTAGTTAATCCGAACTTAGAGGCGGACGAAATCTTCATCGTAGACATTGATCGTGTGAAAATCCGTCCTCTACAAACTCGTCAATTCACGCATGAGTATCTCGGAAAGACATCCGATGCGTTTTCTGGAACTATCGTAGGTGAGTACACATTAGAGTTCCATGAAGAAAAAGCTCACGCTCGTATTAAAGGTCTTAAAAAATAATTTAACGTTATTTTAACGCATAATAGACGCGGAAGTCATGAGCCGTTTCGAACGCCGTACTACGCCTAGTGCGGCTTTTTGCATTGCTATAAATAGGCGGAAACCATAAAGGCGGTGGTTGTATGGCAAAACTATATAAGGATAAACAGTGGCTGCTGGTTGAGTATGTACACAAAGATCAGTCGGCCCAAGAGATAGCGGATTATTGTGGTGTTAATAGTCAGACGGTACTCAATTGGCTAACTAAACATGAAATACCTCGCAGACAAAACGGAGAATTGAGCGCGAGTAAACGTAAGAAACAGCACCCAAATAATTGCACAAACTGTGGGACACTATTTTACGTAGATATGGCGTGTAAGGCCGACCCTAGCAACGCTAGGAAATTCGTTAGGGCGTGCTCCTTAGAATGCACTAAAGCCTTACGGTCAGCAAACATGAAACGGATAGTCAGAAGTGAGGGTTTTCATCGCTGTACAGGATACCAAACTATCCTTAATCGTGACCAATTAGTACAACTAATCTGCTACGAGCACAAGTACCTCGGTGAAGTGGCGAAGGAATTAAAAGTCAAATCGACTACGCTATCCCGCGAAATAACGAGGTTAGGCATTCCTAATGAATTTTACCGAGTATGCCCCCAATGTGACGAGCAATTTACGTGTACGATGCGTTGCCAGGTAAATCCGAACAGCAACAAGTTTAAAAAGTTCTGTTCTCACGCTTGTTTCTTGAAAAGCCGTAATAATACGGATACATGGATTGAGCGCGTGACATCCGACTATTTAAACGATAACCATATCGAATTTATTCCGCAGTATAGTATAGGACGTATGACAGCCGATTTTTATATTCCGTCAATTAACTTAGTAGTTGAAACAAACGGTGATTTTTGGCATGCAAATCCCGCGGTTTACACCGATACCGAATTGCTACACCCAATCCAACGTCGAGCAGTCGAGAAGGATAAACGCAAATTGCGCCAACTTCACGAAAAAGGCTACGACGTTTTTATTTTGTGGGAAAATGATTTAAAAGTTAAGCAAGACGAAGTTCTAAGCGAATTACTTATGTACATTAGTAGTAAGGAGGCAGCATAATGGCGAAATTTACATCGAAATATCCGTCGTACGGCTTTTATGCTAACGGCGAATTAAAGCGATTTAGCAACGGTATTTACGTTACAGATGATAAAGACGAAATCGTTACCTTATCCGGGTTACGAGACGTTGAAATCGTCGTAGATGAACCGAAAGAAACAGAAACAACGGAGGCAAAGCCCGCACCAAAGGCGCCAGCTAAACGTACAGCCTCCGCTAAATAAAACGGAGGTGAATGAAGATGACGCAATATGACAAGTGGGGCGATCCTAATACGGAGCAACCGACAGAGCCAACAACGTCAAGCAATCCGGAAGAATTGCCGGTAATCGTTGACGAATGGAATCTAACGGAAGCTACTACGTATTGCCTTTATAATGCCGTCGATAATGAGGACTTTTTAGCGTCTGACACAATCGCACAGGTACGCTTTTTAAACGTCTCACAGCGCACTTTACGAAGGGCTTTTAAAAGCTACGTAATACCGATTGAGGCATCGTATCTGTTTGCGTGTGTACTTAACGCTAATTTCAACGATACGACGGTAATGGCGCAACGCGGAGTTGCCGGATTTAGCGTAGATGGAATTTCCTTTACGTTTAAGGATTGGGCGAAGAAAGAACTCGACGATTTAATTACGGACGACATACGCGATTTAATTGCGGAAGCTAATCCGGACATCGACAGCAATAACGGTCGCATAAAGTGGGTGACGTTGTAATGGCGATTATTCCACTAAAGCAGACGGTTAGTGTGCGTAAATACATCGCAGACAGTAACGACGGTTGGGCGACTGATGATTACGCAGCGCCGGTTGAATATGCGGTTAGAGCTACGGAACGCTTCGAGGTTGTTACGAATCAGCTTGGCGAAGAAGTTACAGCATCGCTTAAATTAATGTTCGATAAAATGCCAGACGTTGGGTATGACGATATGTACTCGTATACAAACGAACTTGGTCACACAATCGAACGCAAGCCTATCTCGATTAAATACACACGGATGATTAACGGTAAAGCAACGTTGACGTCCGTTTTTCTGTGAGGTGACGAAATGGCAGGCGAATTTTATTTCGATTCCGGCTTAATGTCACAGGCCTTAGCGCGGTCAATTGACGCTACAGCACGCGGATTGCAAAACGGACTTACAGACGTAAAGAACGATTGGAAGGCTGAATCGGTAGATGCCGCGCCAATTGATACGAGCAATTTACGCCAGCAAATAGTTGCGGAAGTATTTACGGAAGGTACTGGATCAGGCGTTGAAATTACCGCAAATGCTACACGAGGATCAAGGCGATTTAACTACGCTTACTACATTCACGAAGAAAACGCGGGCGGTGCGAACGTTAACGGTGAGAAAAAATTCCTCGACAAGCCAGCGCAAGATAATAAAGAAAAATGGGCGAGATGGATTGAAGATGAAATCGAATCGGAGCTTAGAAGGGCGGGTTGGTAGTCTGTGGCGGACATAATCGGAGAAATTAATACAATTGGCGATTTACTGGCGACCGTAGGCGTTACTCGCTTTTATAAGCAAGACCTACCGAAAGTTTACGTCGCCAATACGATAGGTATTCGATGGCAAGGCGATAATGACTTAGATTTTACGCAAGCAGCGTACGAAATTAATCGACCGTATCAAGTCATCTATTTCGGAAATAACGAGGTAGATTGTTTAAATAAAACGAAGGTAATTCGCTCGAAACTTAGCGATTATTTATCGAAAAAAGTACAAATTCGAGGCTCTAACGACTATATGACGTTTGAGTCTTTTTCTATGTCTCCGCCATTTAAGACGGATACAGATGGAGTTTATGCGGTTGTTGGCGTACTCAGCGTTTCAATGCTCGAAGCCTATACGCAACCACATTACGAAAAAATGCAAGAAATACATGCGGCTATTAACGAAGGAGGAATTTAATTATGGCGAATGGAGGAACGTGGGATGCTACTTCCTTACCGGTACGTCCGGGACTTTACATTAACTTCCGCGACGCAGCTATCGCATCCATTGCGGGAGGTACTCGAGGAACAGTAGCAGTTCCGATATTTACGTATGCAGGCGGAACAGCGGAGTCCGGAAAGTTTTACACGATTGAAACCGTTTCAGACGGTATCGAATTGGTCGGAAACGCTAATGCGACGCCGATTACTCGAATTTTACAAGGTGGCGCAAAAGAGGTGCTAGTTTATGCGGTGCCGGCAGTTGGCGAAGGTACTGCAACGGAGCAATACGCTAATCTACGCGATACACTTTCAGTGCAAGACTTCAACGTCTTTGTATATCCGACTACTATTGATGCTTCAGAGCAAACGGCAACTAAAGCGTGGGTAGAGAGTTGTCGCGAAGAAGGCAAACACTTCATTTACGTAGCAGGCGGAGATTCTGCAAGTGATGCCGATATTACAGCGGGTAACGCACGTTCAATAATTCTAAAAGACCCGTATATTGTCAACCTCGTAACTGGCGTAGTCTTAGCGGACGGTACAGAAGTCCAATCGGCAGATTATGCGCCTTTCATTGCCGGACTTATCGCAGGAACTCCGATTAATAAGTCGATAACTTATACGGAACTGCCAGTTGCTAACGTAACTTTACGACTTAAAAACTCGCAAGTTAACACGGCTTTAATTAGCGGTTCACTTGTAATCATTAAAGACGGTAACAAAGTCCGTATTGAGCAAGGTATCACAACGGATTCTAATGCGGGAGAACGTGGCAAAATCCGAACAACTCGCGCTAAACAGGCGGTGGCTTCGGACATTCCAGCGACTGCTCGCGACTCATATATCGGTAAAGTCGATAATAACCCGAATGGCCAAGCGTCATTAATCGGAGCTATTAAAGGTTATCTCGAGCTGATGGAAACGGACAACGTGCTAATGAATCCGGTAGTTACGCTTGACCCTCGATATAAGTCCGAAGGTGACAAAGTATTCTTAGCGGTTGCTTATACGGAAGTAGATAGTATGGAGCGCATTTTCTTGACGATTACTGTTTAGTAGTCGTCTTTTTAACGCAAATATGACGCAGGAGGTAATAATGTATGGCAATGAACTCGACAACGGTAGCCAGCGGTTCCTACGGTAAATTGATCGTAGATGGCGAATGGGTTACTAACGTATACGGCGTTGAGATTTCTGGGGAAGTTAACTACGAAGAAATTAAGCGTTCTGGAACGCGTGCTGTAGGGCATAAAGCTATGAGCGTTTCGTATAGCGGAACAATCAAGTCGTATCACATGAATAACAATTTCACGAAAAAGATTCGTCAAATATCGGACGATACGAAAGGCGCATACTTTACGGAATTAATTGTTTCGGTAGAGGACCCGGAAGCGAAGGACTTAGCTAGCGAAAAGATTCGAGTTAAAGGCGTTCAATTCACGAATATCCCGGTAATTAATTTTGAACACGGAAGTCCGCTCGAACAAGAATTGCAGTTCGTTTGCGAAGGATTCGAGGAAATCAAGATTTAGCATAACGCAATTATGACGCAAGAGTTTCGGCTCTTAGCGTCTTTTTAAATTTGAAAACTAACTCAACGGAGGTTTTATATATGGACGCATTACAAGCATTGTTAGGCGCAAAGCCAGCATCCGAAATCACTGAACAAGTAAAAATTAAACGATTAGGTACGGAATTTACGATTAAGGCACTTACTGGAGAGGACATCGATAAGATTCGCGATCAAGCAACGTATCCAGTTAAGAACGGTAAGAAAACGGAGTTAAAAGTTAACGAAGAAGAGGTGGCGCGCTTACTTATCGTAAAGGCAGTAGTTGAACCGAATTTCTCTAACGCTGACTTGCTTAAACATTTCGGCGCTACTGACGAAGGAGAATGCGTGCAAAAGGCACTATTGGCTGGCGAAATTTCTACGTTACAAAATGAGATTCTATTGCTATCCGGCTTTAACGACGAGGAAGAAATCGAAGAAGTAAAAAACTAATCAAGGCGGGCGGCGAGGCGTACTTGCTGCACCGCATATGGCAAGATAAGCACAAACTACCGCATGAGATTTACACGCTAGATAGGCGATATAAAAACTTCATCTATGCGTCAGAAATGGTTGTTATCGATGAAGAAGAAAAGGCGGAAAGAGAGCGTCAGAAAGGGGGAAAATAGATGGCAGTAAATTTAACGGCGGTATTTCGAGTTCGCGACCAAGGCACTTCGAGGCTTCGTCAAATCACGCAAATGATGGACCGGATGAATCGAACAAGCCGCACTACAAGCGACAGTATGTCGAGGGCGCAATCAGCAACGACCCGTTTTGGGGGTGCCGTATCTTCAACCTCAAATCGTATGGGCGGATTTGCAACCCAAGTAGCTTCATTACGTGTAGGAGCAAACGGATTAAGTGCCTCACTACGTGGGATGCAATCGGCCTTAGTGGGGCTAGCTGGAGCATATGTAGGAGCAAACAGCGTTGCTAAACTATTGAATTTAACAATAGGAGCTGCGGCAAACTACGAACAAAATGCATTAGCTATTAGCGGAATGTTTGGAGATGATAAACAGGCAAAGACATATCTTAATATGCTTGAAAAGGCAGCAATAGATAGTCCGGTTTTAAATAGCACCGATATGATTTCAAACTCTAAAGCTTTCATAGGTTTAAGTAAAAATGTTGATGAACTCAAACAAGTCTGGGCTTTAGTTGAACGTATTCAAGCATTCTCGGGTGTAGATACAAAACAAGCTTCATTTTCAACTAAGGAATTATTTCAAGGTGACTATCTCTCTATGTATGAGGCTGTAGGGTTGGATAAGAAAGAATTACAAAAGATTGCTAAGATGGATGGAATGTCTAAAAAAATCACTGCTTTAGATAGTTTATTGACCAAAATGGGTGTAACTGATGAAATGGTTAATAAAATGGGGAATTCGACCAAAGGACTGTGGTCACAAATACAAGAAAAGTCTGAATCGTTCTTTAAAAATATGGGGATGGAAAGCAATACGAAATTAGGCGACTTCCTCCGAAGAATAAACAATATGCTTGACGGTCTTGATACGACAGCCCTCAGTAACAAACTAGGAAGTATGCTCGGAAAAGTTACAGATAAAGCTATTGCTCTTTATGATATTTTTGTTAAATGGCGCAAACCAATAGCATACGTAGCTGGAGCTATTACAGCAGCGTTAGGCGCATTTGCTGTCGTAGGTGTTATCGCAGCACTCGCGAATCCAGTCGGATTAATCGCTGCAGGAATTGCGGCCGCAGCAGTCGGAGTAAAGGCGCTCTATGACAATAGCGAAACGTTCAGAGGCATTATCGGCAGCATTGTCGGGAAGGTTAAGTCATTAGTTGGCGCATTTAAAGCAGGCGGTACCAGCGGATTAATTGACGCTATCTTTCCACCGGACATTGCTAAAAAAGTGAACGCCGTAGTGGGCGGCATTAAGGCGAAAATATCCGATTTGATGGCAGCATTTAAAACAGGTGGAGTTAAAGGAGTATTCGACGAGATATTCGGAGCTGGATCGTTCGCTAAGGTTAAGGCGAAATTCGAGGAAGTAAAAGCGTATGTTACCGAAAAAGTAACGCAATTATCTTCGGTATTCGGACGGTTGAAGGGAGCTTTTACGCAAGTATGGACGACAATCTCTAGCATAATTTCGAACCTATGGACGGTCATTCAACCGTATTTGAGCGGACTTTGGAACCTACTGCAAATTCTCGGAGATGTTGCGGTCCTAGTTTTCAATAACGTTATTGCTCCAGCTCTTTCGTTTGTTGCGCAGCTATTTTCGACTTTATGGACGATTGCCCAGCCGATTATTAACGCTATTGCACAAGGATTCGAGTTGCTGTCTAAAGTAATTAAATGGTTGTGGGATAACGTACTAGCGCCATTAGTCGAGTTTATCTTAACTGGCGTTAAAAATGCGTTTGACACATTCTCCGATGCGTTATCTGGCGTACAGGGATGGTTCGAAAAATTGAGTGGTTGGATTTCGACTGTATATGATAATATTAAAGATTTCGTTGGATTTATTAGTTCCGTTAAGATGCCCGACTGGTTATCCGAGGGAATTAATTCTACCGTATCATTTGTCGGAAATATGATTGGCGGAGACAAAGGCGGGAAGAAATCGCATTACAGTGGGTTAGATTCCGTGCCTTATGACGGTTATTGTATAGCCGCTTAATAGAGAAATCTATTTCGAATAATCAACCAAAATCGGTAAAAGCTAAGTTGTAAAATTTCGGAAATCGGTATATAATTGGCGTTATATACTTATAAGAGGTGATTAAATATGAGTCGTATTACTGACGCAGAAGTAACGCTTCATGTGGAGAGTGTCTCTGATTGTATCGTAAACTCTATATATTATAAAGAAACTTCTAGTGGGAAACGTAAGATGCTTAATTTAACTTGTGAGTGCGGCGCTTCATTTGACATAGAATGGGTTAAGTTTAACAGGACTGACGGTCGACCACAAAGGCAATGTCGAAAATGTGGACTCGCTAAAAGAGGGGTAACTCAACGTAAAACTGACGCTGAATATCAGTTAGAAAAACAAAATAATGGCATTAATATAAGACATTTAGAGCCTTACATTAATAGACATACCCCTATCAAACACGAGTGTCCAATTTGCCATTCTGATGATTGGTTAGTTTCTCCAGGTAACATTTTAGGAGGGCACAGTACTAAGTGTAAAAAGTGTACGGGAGGGCATAACAAATTAGATGACAATTGGTATCAGTTGACTAAAAATCGATTAGATATCGATATAAAGAACATCCATCCGTACGATGGGTCAGAAACTCCAATTTGGCATGTTTGCCCTGTGTGCGATGGCGGTTGGTTAGTTCGGCCCGGACACATTTTAAAAAAGATTAGCAAAACCTGTACCCCATGCAGCTACAATCTTAGGGGAGAATCAAGAAAGTTAACTAATGAAGATGTAATTAGTATCTTAAAAGGTTTATCTCTAAAATGGGTTTCTGGAGAATATGAAGGACATGATAGTGTGCTTGTCTTAAGGTGCACATGTGGAAATTTGTTTAAAAAGCGATTTTCAGATGCGCGATCTGGATGGAATCGTTGTTCTAAGTGTGCTTTCAGTATATCTACAGGCGAAAAAGCTATTAAGGACTATTTAGACGAAAAATCAACGCAATATATACATCAACAAAAATTTGATGATTTACGTGGTAAACGAAATATGCCACTATCATACGATTTCGGTATATACGATAATACTAATAATTTAGTAGCATTAGTGGAATATGATGGTGCACATCACTTCCAACCAATTTACTCTAGATACAAAACTATAGATTTAGCATTAAAGGCTTTTGAAGAAGTTAGGAGTCGTGATAATCGAAAAGATAAATATGCTAGAAAAATAGGTATACCACTTATTAGACTAAGCGGAAAACAGTACGAAAACCTAGACGCCAATCTAGGAAGTAAACTAACCGAAATTTTTACAATATGCTAATACCGAGGTAAGCGAGAACATCACTCGCCACCGTAACGCATAGGGGTTGAGCGATATGAGAGCAAAAATACCCCCACGAGTGGTTGACACCTTAACGTTAATTTAACGCAGGTGAAAATGTATGCTGAGCCGGGTACGAATAAGAAATGAAAGAGCGCCTATCGATAAGATTTGATGCTTTTTTGACGTACCGTAATGCGAGGAAACTCCCGGAAGTAAAGGATAAAAAGCCTTTACGATAACAAACTGTATTCGGCACGACTTCACAAAGGAGAGCGCGTTCTAACTGCGCGAGAAAACAAGGAATATTCCGAAGGCAACGGCGGAAGATCAGCGAGCGGTGTCGTAATCACCGGCAACAATTTTACTGTACGAGAAGATGCGGACATCGAAAAGATTGCGTATAGTCTAGCGAAATTAATAGAAAGGCAGGCGATGCAAGTTGGCTAGGAATCAAGTAGAGTTTTGGCTCAAAGACCGTCATAACGTATATATGCGACTACCAGTCAATCCGGAATCAATTGAGTACTCGTCTCCTTTCGGATTAAACACGGTTAATATCGCAAATCTCGGAGAAGTCGCAATTCCTGGAGAGCGAGGATTAAAGCAAGTATCATTTTCCTCGTTCTTTCCACGCGATTATAACGCAAGTTACTGCGAGTACGACAACTTTCCGTTTCCGTGGGATTGGGTTAAAAAAATCGAAGAATGGCGAGATGATCGGCGTAATATTCGTTTGATTATCGTAGGCACTCCGATTAGTATTCCGGTATTTGTCGAGGAATTTAAGCTTGAACCCGAAAAGGCAGGCGCACCAGGTGACGTATATTACACGATTACGTTGAAAGAGTACCGTCCGATTAAAGCGAAGCAGTTAGTTACTGCGGCGAATACACCGAAACAGGAGCAGCGTCCAAAAACAGATAAAGCGCAACCTCAAACGCACACAGTTGCGAAAGGGGACTCGTTATTTAAAATCGCAAAGGCAGTCTACGGTGACGGGAATCAATGGCGCAAAATTTACGAAGCCAATAAATCCGTCATTGGAAAAAATCCAGACAAAATTTATCCCGGTCAAAAGTTGGTGATAGCGTGAGTATTGGTGTAATTATAAATAACGTTAATGTATCGACATTTATCGAATCAGTTTCACTTAGCGGAGACACTTCGAGATTTAACCGAACGCTTACGCTAAAAATGATAGCAACGGAAGATGGACGTAAACGATCGATTACAATCAACGAAGGCGAACCGATTTCATTTAGGTATGACGGAGTGCTGCGATTTGTCGGCGTTATTTTTGCATACGAAATATCGTCAGACGGCTCGTTGAGCGTTACGGCTCACGATAGCAACATCTACTTCGCCAAGTCCAACGATACTAGGATATTCGTTAACAAGAAAGCAAGCGATATTATTAGAATCTTAGCGACTGATTTCGGAGTAATAATCGGCAACATTGCGGACACAGGATACGTAATCCCTTACCTCCGTCTAAGCAATCAAACGCTCTACGACATGATTTTAAAGGCGCTGACAATAACGCGTAGACAAACAAATAAGCGATTTTTCATCGGAAATAAAGGCGGAAAATTAACGCTTACCGAAGGCGTTTCGAACGCTAAGTATCTTTTTAAGGACGGAGAGAATTTAATTTCTGCGTCCTATTCACGTTCTATCGAGGATACAAAAACGCAAGTAAAGGTAATTGGCGGAAAAGAAGGTAAAGAGACGACGGTTGTAGCAAAAGATGCTGAAAAACGTAAAAAGTACGGCGTATTACAAGCACTCGAAGAAATGGACGAAAAGGCTACGCCGGCACAAGTTAAACAACGAGCACAAGCGCTATTAAAAGAGCAATCAGTTGTGGCCGAGCAATTATCGGTTGAGGTTCTCGGAGTTCCCGAAGTAGACGTAGGTACTCCCGTTTATATCGTTAACGGAATGACTTCTACTAACGGAGGCTATTACGTAACTTCTGTAAATCACGAATATAGCGTAGGATTGCACACTATGTCGCTAGAATTAACTCGCACTTATGATTTGCCATCTATCGAAATTAATTCGGATGAAATTACGCGACCTAAACCTAAGACGAAGAAATCGACTAAGAAAGGGGCAACGAAGAAATGACGCAATTAGAGGGAACTGGCGCGGCACGCTTACTTCGACTATTTAACGGAGATAAGACGCAGCCCACAACAATCACAAACGCGACTATTCAATCAGTTGCTCCTATCTCTGTTCGGGTTGACGGAGATTCGGTCGATACGCCAGAGCAAGGCATTATTGTCGCGGAGCACTTAACGGAGCATACTCGCACAATCAGCTACACAGGCGGAACAGTTACCGGACAAATACAAGATACGTATTCGGGCGGCGGTGAGTTAACGACTTTAAATATCGTTGACGGAGAGTTGACGTTTAAATGCGATTTAAAAGTAGGCGACCGTGTAATTGTCGCGGTAGTTAACGACGGTCAACTTATTTACGTGCTAGATAAGGCGGTGAGCTAACGTGGCATTGACGCCTATTAATTACGTAGTAAGCGACGACGAGCTTTTAAACGAAGAAATAGAGATATTCGCCGAGCCGTCGATGACTTGGAAAATCGACTTAGAGAACGGACGCATAGGTTCGTTTATCAACGGAAAAGAGGCAATTCGCCAATATATCCGCAAAGCGTTAATGACTTCGCGTAATCGCTATTTAATTTATAACGATTTTTACGGAGAGGAAATTCGAGATTTAATCGGACATAATTTAACGCCTCAATTAATGAACGTAGAAATCCCGCGACTTGTTCGTGAAGCAATTATTTACGACGACAGAATATCGTCAGTACCTACCGTAGATGTGACGCAATATGGTTCGGACGGTATTCACGTCGCAGTAACAGTCGAATTGACTGACGGTGAATTACTAACGGAGGAGGTGGCGATTTAGTGACGATTACACCGCGATTTACAAACGAGACAGAAGAAACGATACTTACCCGTATGTTTACGGCTATGCGAGATGATGTCGGCAAAAGACAAGGCGATATAGCTTACGATTTATCCGACCCTGCAGCACAAGAGTTAGCGCAAGCGTATATAGCGCTTGACCAAACGCTCGGCTACGCATTTCTCAACGAAGATATGCCGTCAGATTTATTAACGCTAGCAGCGTCAGATTTTGGAGTTGATCGTAAGCCGGCAGTAGTTGCAAAAGGCGAGGTTACATTATCCGGTCCACAAGGTCAATTGGTGCCGAAATCTACGCAAGTTCGAACAGACGACGGTATCTACTTCCAAACAATAGTTGACGTAACATTAACGTCTGGCACTGCGAAAACACTTGTAGAAGCAGTAGACGGCGGAACTGCTGGCAACGTCGATATTGGCGAAATTAATACGGTAGTAGGCGATTTAGCTGGCGTACTTACCGTTATAAACGAATCAGCTTACGATACTGGTGTAGACGAAGAAACAGACGAATCGTTGTTACAGCGTGTGTACGATAAAGTCCGCAAGCCCGCAACGAGTGGCAACGTTTATCATTACGAACAGTGGGCGAGAGAAGTTAGCGGAGTAGGTGCTGCACGCGTTTATCCGATATGGAACGGATCAGGCACCGTAAAGGTCGTATTACTCGGCGATGATAAACGAGCGCCTTCGCAGCCAGTAATTGACGCAACTATTACGCATATCGAGGAAGAACGACCAGTCGGCGCTAGTGTTACTGTAATTGGCGCTATGGAAGTAGCGATTAATATTACCGCAGATTTAACGCTAGCAAGTGGCGCATTAATCGACGAAGTAAAGGCGGATATTGAAAAAGGCGTTCACGCCTATTTAGATTCGCTTGCATTTAAAGATAATCTAATCCGCTATACACGAATCGCCGCGGTCTTGCTCGATATTCCTCGCGTCATAGACTACGCCAATTTAACAGTAAATGGCGGTACTTCAAATATCGAAATTACTGACGAGCAAGTTGCGGTATTAGGGACGGTGAGCGTTAATGCCTTATAATCGCAAACTGGTCGACTATGTTCCGCCTTATTACGATGAACTCCTCGAATCAAGCGAATTACTAAGCGCAGAGGACGCCGAGTTCGCTCGCCTTAACGCCAGCATTGACGACTTGCTATTGCAATTTAACGTAAGTACAGCGACGTGGGGATTGCGTGAATGGGAACGTATTTGCGGAATTACTTATGATACGAGCAAAACGCTAGGTGAGCGTAGAAGTAACGTAAAGGCTCGTTTGCGTGGATATGGCGTTGTTACAAAGCAGCACATTAAGACTGTAGCAGACGGATATTACGGCGGTGAGACGGAAGTTATCGAAAGATTCTCCGAATATATCATCGTTATTAAATTTACGAGTAGCTACGGGATACCTTCGAATTTAAGCGACTTACAAGCTATATTACGCGAGATTATTCCGGCACATTTAGCGATTGAGTACGAGTTTAAATTCGTTACTTACGATGTGCTGAAAGGTACTTACGTTACGTATAACGATGTCCTAGCGACTGGATTTACGTATACGCAATTAATTACGAATGGAGAGTGATTGAGTGGCGACTCCTAATTATAATTTACCGACAATTAGCGGAAATATGACCGCGGATGTTGTGCGAGATATGAACGCATTGGCTACAGCGACTGATGGGGCGATAAAAACTGCCGTCGGTAGTATCGACTTAACTAAAATCGATCAAGTTGATAGCCGTCTTACTGCACATTTGGAAGAAATGGCGTCTACAACTAAATTTGGCCACGTTCAATTGTCGAG